TCGCTTCTACATTAGCATCGAATTCTCTGGCGGCAATTATTGCTCTTACCCTAGACTATTGGACCAGCACTTTATTTAGCGTTTATTATATAGTAAGTATACACTACTATAACCGCTTTGTCAACCCCTTAATCGTTATAATTTGCGTAATTATCACGGTAGTAGTCAACTACTTGGTCGTCAGACATGATGCCCACCATGTTACTGGTGTCGTCTAGGACGCCGAAAGAAGCCGAATCCATGTCTTTCTTACATGACTTGCACACTGCCATACCAGCAACGTTGCTAACAGTCTTCACTTCATCGTAGCAGTTATCACATATTTCCATCATATTTCTCCTTAGTTGTTTAACTCATTGACCAACAAATAGTCATCGGCGATTTGAAACAACATCGCATCAACTTGGGTCATTATATCAATATTCGAGGTGCTTGTCAACCCCTTTTTATCAATTTTTTTCACAAAAGTCAGGTCAGTGAAAGGCACTGAAACCTTCAATCCATCACCGTTACTGGTGACATTAGGAAGGAGTTTGTCTCGTGCCACAATTGCACAAGCGTCAGTGTCAACAATGAGAAGGTAGTCAAAAGTGTCGGGTAAAGAACGTCCATCGGAACTCCCTAGTGTGTTAGTCAGTTTGATTTCAGAAGTCTTACCACCCTTCTTTTCAGCACCCTTCGATGTTGTCAGACTGTTAGTGGCAAACTTAGTCTCAATGCGTATGTCTTGGAATTGATGGTCTTGACCAATCTTGTCAACCCATTCTATAGCACCATGCGACATACGGGATATGGCACTCTCAATCAGCCGTGCTTTCAAAAAGCGTAACTGTCTTTCGTTCAACTGAGAACCTAAATCATTCACCATAGAAAAGAATGCTTCCCAATTTACCTTTGAGCCTAACTGAGTGGCTAACTCTTGCTGGTTTAGCATTATGCAAGTTCAGCAATAAGACTGTCACAGGCTTCGTCAAAGAGACGATAGAACAGGGTGCGGCATGAAGCAGTTGGGCAGATACGGGCGTAAACGTCAGCATCAACAAAGTTCCAGTTAATAATACCCTCATTACGGTTCTCTGGGTTTTCGATAGCCTTTGCGACTTCGTTGCGAATAATGCGATAAAAGTCTGGTGCTTCTGAACTTGCTCTCATTTTTAATCTCTCTCATCAATGACAACACTTAGATATTAACTGGTTTCTAGGATCCTGTCAACCCCTAAAACCAACTTTTTTCACTTTTTTTTGTTGTATTTTTGCAACACCAAAAAAGAAAGGAGACCCGAAAGTCTCCTGTTCTTATACACAATCTTGTGTCTCTAACAATCGCTTAGTGTAAGCAATTACTTGTTCATCACATACATAGTGACTTCGAAGCCGAAACGCATCTCTGTTGCTGATGGTTTTGTCCACATAATGTTTCTCCTTATAAAGATATAGCGAATTGCTATAATAGTATTTTATAAGAAAAGTGTGGTTTTGTCACTAGTGATAATCACTATTAAGCGGCTGTTTTTTCATTATATGCGATAGAGTAAATATCACCACGACTAATGCCAATGTCATTCAAATCTTTGTCTGAAAGTTTGGATAGTTCTTTGTATGTCTGTTTTGCTCTGGCATTCTGTAGCATGACTGCCTTTGCTTCTTTGAAGTAGCCCATTTGACTTAGTTGAGCCGCGGCTCTTGCGGTACCAATTGTTTCAAATACGGATACGAGTTTCTTTAGGAATTTTTTCATTTCTCACCTCTTGTGTGTTGTGTTGTGTGTATCAAAACAATTTCTGATACACATTATTTAGTTTGCAGGTGCAGAAAACTGTGGTGTTATTTTTAACTACCCGTGATGCCAAATTTGCATATGTAGTAACTGTCAACAATGTCAGATATTGGATTGTTACTTCTGTCACCGCCTAGTAAGTTCTCCAGGTCGATGCCAGTCTCTGCCACAAAGCATTCATACATTCTTGCTTTGTCAGAATTGCCTTTACCCGTTGCGAATTTTTTGATTGATGTTGGCGCAGGAGTTTCAACAGGTATATTGTGTTGCCATAGTTTGTGTTTCAGTATGCCAGTGTTCTCGGCGATATGAAACACCTTACCTTTTGAACCCATAGAGTAACCCTCAAGGGTCACCTTCATAGGCTCATTCAAACCCTTCTCAGGTCCACAGGCTTCTGTAATGCAGTCAAGCACCCAATTTGAGATTTTGTCAAATCTCTCTTCAGGTTGTGTCCATTCAGGATATACATGCCCGTGAAAGTATGAGAACTTCCCTTGGTATTTCTTAACCGAACTTAGAAAATAAAAACTCATAAACCCGTGCTTGATAACACAGATTGCAGGTGAGTTCATACTGTAGTCAATTCCAATATGTATCATATAACAGCCATAAAGTTACTTTACGACTTATTTATGATGCATTAATCCCAATCGTCTTCTTCGGCTTCGTCTTCCTGAATATCGTATTCGATGGACTTAGAGCCACAACACGGACAGTATTTCGGTGTGTATAGCCTATCGTCCATTTCGAAAGTGAGGCGAAAAGTCGCCTCACAATCATAACATTGAATGTCTTCTATTGTCATTATAGTTGAAATCCTTTGAACTGGTCTTTATCAATATCTTGTTTGATACCACCAATTACATAGGATTCAATTTCAGTCTCTTGCGGTGCATTCTGCAAACCCTTAGACGAAAGCCAATGCTCTGTCCATGGTAGTGGGTTGTTAGTCATAGATTGACTGTATACTGGCTTGTAACCAATAGCCTTCATTCTACGATTTGCCATATACTCGACATAATCGGATAGCAATCTTTCATTGAGACCAATCATTGAACCGTTAGAAAACAGATACTTCGCCCAGTCTTTTTCTTGTGCGACTGCCTCATCATACATCGTATAAACGTCTTGCTCAGTATCGGCAATAACCTTAGTCATCACTGGGTCTTTTTCTGTATTCTTGTAATTGTTGATGATATGTTGTGTTACTGCCAAGTGTTGGCTTTCGTCCCTAGCAATGAACGAAATAATTTTTGCAGAGCCTTCCATACGTCTTAGTTCGCCAAACGCAAATGTGCAAGCAAACGAAACGTAGAAACGAATACCCTCAAGAATGTTAATGCTTACCAAAGCCAAGAACAGTCTGCGCTTGAGTTCATATTCGTCAGTGTATCCTTCCAAGCCTAGTTCCCATCGCTTCGCATATTCGATAAAGTCATCGTAGCGTTGGGTCACGGCAGTAGCCCGAGCAATGATTTTCTCATTGACCAGAATATCGTCAAAAACATCGGCAGGGTTAGAATACAGGTTCTTAATGATGTGTGTGTAAGAACGTGAGTGAATTGTTTCCATAAAGTCCCATGTAACAATACAACCTTCAAGTTCTGGTAGAGAACAGTATGGTAGTAGAGTTAGACAAGGACCACGACCTTGAACACTATCAAGTAATGTCTGATAGCGCAAGTTAGCCGTAAAGATGAACTTTTGTTCTTCGTTAAGTTCTTGGTAATCGTTACGGTCTTTTTGTAGTGAAATCTCTTCTGGTCTCCAGAAGAAACCTAACTGTGTCTGTGTGAGTTTATCAAATACAGGATACTTGAATTCATCGTATCGCTGAACGGATAGTTCTTCACCAAAGAACATTGGTTGCTTTTTATAGTCAACAACTTTTTGGTTAAAGACTGACATGGTTTACTTCATCCTCTCTTAAATTGTGCAAGCGTCACACGCTTCATCGTCAGTAGGCGTTTGCACTACTCCAATTTGAAACCCTTGTGGTTCGGGTTGCTTCACTTCAACATCGCTATCAGATTTGCTATCGTATGTGTTCTGATAATAAGATGTTTTCCATCCGTATTTGTATGTCTTCAATAAGTCAGTAGCCATTACGGACAATGGAACTTCGTTATTTTCATATTGCTCTGGGTTATATGACCAGTTACCTGAGATGGCTTGGTCAAAAAACTTCTGCATGACGGCAACAACTTTAATGTAACCATCATTACCCTCCATGTCCCAAAGTAGCGTAAAGAAATTCTTTAGGCGAGGATAGTCAGGGACGACTTGTTTGAGGGGTCCTTTTTTGGACTTTTTGACTGAGATGTAGTCTCTTGGCGGTTCGATTCCGTTCGTTTCGTTGGAGACAACGGATGAACTTTCTGACGGCATTTGCGCTGATAGCGTTGAGTGTCGTAAGCCGTGAGTTCCGATGCTCTTGCGTAAACTATTCCAATCATATTTCAACCCTACTGTTACGAGTTCGTCAACATCTTTTTTATAGGTGTCGATTGGCAAAATGCCTTGTGCATACTTAGTGCGTGGATACCACTCACATGCACCCTTCTCTTCTGCAAGTTTGTTTGATGCTTTGAGCAAGTAGTACTGGAATGCTTCTGACAGATCGTGTACTAATTTCCATGCTTCTTGATCTGCATAACTTGCTTTATTCTTAGCAAGATAATGAGCAAGACCTACATAGCCGATACCTAAACTACGGCGAGCTTTTGTTGAAGTTTCAG